CGTGAACGCTATTCGCATCGGCCTCAGATCGCGTGAATCCCTTTGCGTTGCGTGTCTTCTCCGTGATTTCCGAGCGCTGAATGTGCCCGCTATTGACGAGGTGCTCTTCGGCGACACGAAGCTCTCTGCGCGCCTTCTCTTCACTCATCTTCCCGGTCTTGAACGCGTGGAGCGCGAGCGCTGCGCGCCCGCCGCTACCGGGTCCGCCGCCACCCGAGGGGTCCGCTTCGAACTCGAGGTGCGCACGATTCGAGAGCGCATCGTAGAGATCGGGATTCTTTTTCCGTGCTTCGTACTCGGCGAAAAGCTCGTCCTCGCGCATCGCATCGCTTTTGGCCTTGCTGCGCTTCAGACGCGATGCAATGGTCTTCGGCTGCTCGATACGCACCGACTCGGTCTTATCGCCGCCACAGCGAAAGCAAACGCCATCTTCGATGTGCTTGTACGGCGTCGTTCCCGTGCCGTTGCAATTCGTGCACTCCATGTCGGCGACGCCCGCTTTTTTACCGTACTTTTTCTCGTGCGCGGCCTGGGCTCGCTCGACCGATTCGTCGTTGTCGTAGTCGACGTCTTCGCTCGTGTCCTCGGTGGAAGACGACTCGTCTTTCTTCGATCCTCCGCCGCCGGAGGTGAACTTGCCATCCGAGCCGTGCTTTGCACCGTTATCGTCGACCACTTTGAAAAGATCGCCGACGGTACGGAACTTCTCCGTCTCGGTCTCTTTCTCGATTTCATCCGGTGCGAAGTGCGCGTGGATGGCATCGATAGCTTTTCCGCGGTCGAGGAAGTGACGATCCGGACCCATCGCAGCACTCGAGACGGTCACGATCTTCTGCTTGCCAACCTTCGCCGGATCGATAGTTCCCTGCGCGACGCCGCCGTGAAAGATAACGCTGCGGCCGTCATGCTTCGAATCGCCGATTTTCAAGGGGACGATCTTGAGATCGGGGTGGCGCGACTCATCGACGTCGTCGCCTTCCTCGAGGCGCGCGATAGCCGCTTGCGGCGTCGAGACGGGCTTATTCATCGTCGCGCTATGGTAGGTTGCCATCGGCTTGCCGTGGGGGTCCGAGGTGTAGTGAAGCAGACGTCCCGCGTCCGCGACGCCGACCACGAGCCCATCACGGTTAGCATACGGCGAGGCAGCGATGGCATCGCCGGGCTCGGGACGCTTCATCGTCGTCTGTGTCGGAACGTCGCCCTTGCGGACACGCCGCGGCGCGAGCGCCGAAAGCGACGTCAGGATCGCTAGGTTATCGGAAGCCGCAACCATAGGTCATCCCTTCGACTCCGGCGCTCACTCGTCATTTGACGGGAGCCAAACGCAACGGCATCGCGGGTGCAGCGGGATGCACGGCACCCACGCGTCGGCCTTCTTGCCGTAATTCGTGTTCGCCATGACCTCGGAGATTTTATAGCGCTTGCCGTCGATGAGGAGCAAGCACTTATCGCACGTGCGCGTGTCGTGCGCGCTCGAGCCTATGCAATACTTCTCGCCAGCGTCCTCGAGTTCGCGAAGGCGACCTTGGGATTCAGCGCGCGCGGTCTCCGTGATCGCGACGACGTCCCATTGCGTCGTGTAATCGTCAAGTTCGTTCGCGAGCTTACGCGCGACTTCGCGCGGGTTCGCGCCTTCCTGGACACCGTTAATCAGTGCAGTGCGTAGATTGCCCTTGAGGTCTTCGAACGCCGCACTGATCTCGTTAAACGTGTGGTGTTGGAGGAATTGAATTGCTCGGCCATCGGTCGGCAACATCGGCCGATGGATCGGTTTTTTGAGCTTCTCGCTCGCGAGCATCTGCCCGAGCATATAGGCCTTAGCCGGATGCGTTGCGAGATCGGCGAGAGCCTTCGCCTTCCACGCATCGACGGTCGTGTCGACGGCGAACGGGTCGAAGTTCTCGAATTGAAAGCCTTCCTCGTAGAGTTCGTCGACCAAGGCTTTCAGCGCGCGATAGGCCTCTTTCTGTCCCTCGGTGAGCGCTTCGTAGAGCGCCTTCTCTTGGCGTGCAATCTCGTCGAGACCGTGATCGCCTGCCCTCTTACCATCCTCGCCGCGCTTCTCGATATTCTGGAGCTTCGGACATCCCCACGTGTCTTGGAGAATGCGAATGACGGCCCGCGTGTGCACGGGGGCCGCCTTCACTTTGAGGATTGCTAGAGAGAACTGAGCGTCCAGCAGCGCCGGAACGCCGTGCACCTAGGGCTGGAAGCCGTCGACCGAAGCGTTCTCGAGCGGCGCGGCCGTGATCGGAGCGCCGGGCGTGTTCGTGAACGCGAGCGTATCGCCCACCTTAGATCGCAAGACGTACTCCGCGGGTTTACCTGCGAAAAACGCGACGTTCGAGCCGAGCAATCCGGACGGGCCTTGCGCGAGGATGCGCGCGTCGGCCGCGGCATCGGCGATGCGCGCCGTGATGCGGAAACCGAGTGCCGGAACCGTATCGCCTTCGATGGGACCCGGCGTATCGTCCCAACGCAGTGCGAGATTCATATCGATGACGTTCGTGAGTGCGGTCCCGTTTTTCGTTACGGCACCCGTCGTCAGATTGATAACGTACGCGTCAGCCATAGGTCTCCTTACGAAACGACGAGCTTCGCTAACTCGCGAGCCATGTGTTCGATGCTATTCATTTTTTCGACCGCGTCGCCTCCCTCATCGGGATCGTTCTGCTGTGGCGACTTAGGTTGCCCCGGCTTCGGCGGTCCGTTGCTGTGCGGCTGTTGCGCGGTGGGGTCTTGCTGGCCGGGCGCACCCGGTGCTTCTTGACCCGGTGCTCCACCTTGCTGCGCGTTCGGGTCTTGCGGTGCGGGAATGTTCGGTAGGTCCTCAACCTTCATCGGCGAGCCACCTTGGAAGACGACGTGCACGTCGCCGCCGGGGATCGGACCCATGTCGAGTTCTTTGCGCTCTTCGTTAATCGAGAAGATACCAGCGCTCACGAGTGAGATCGCTTTTTCGGCCTTGTCGAGACGATCTTCTTTCGACCCGCGCTCGAATGCAATCTTCACGTCCTTGAACGGGAAGCACGGCACGACGCGACCCGCGAGCGAGTTCGTGTTTTCGGGGTCTTCGCGCAGCCACATATTGCCGCGAACGATATTGACGTTGAGCTTCTCTTCGATGACGATGGCGAACGAATCGATGCCACGCGTCTGCGAGAGATTCGATTGATCCTCGGCCGTCGCTTTCGCTTTGAGGTCTTCGGTGAATCCGATATCGCTCAGACCGAGACCGTACGCTGCGCACTTGCGATTGGCCCAAAACTTGAGCTTCTCGATGGTCGTGTCGTCGTTGTCTTTGCCGTTTTGCAGCGGCATGAAGCCTTTAACACCTTCGGCATTCGCAACGAAGATGCCACGATGTAGGCCTTGCGAAACGCGCGCGTCCCATGCCTTTTCGATAGCGCGGCGCTCGCCTTCCTGAACGTTCGGGCCGAGATCGAAGACGAAATTCGGCATATTGTTATTTGCGAACGCATCGACGAGATACGCATCGGCGTAAACCCCGCCGACCATTTGATCGATAAGCGCTTCCGCCGGGCTCTTGCCGTAGCCATTCTCCTGCGGATTGCACATGATATAGCAGATTTCGGCCATGTTGAAGTACGCGCGGATGGTCGAGTCGACAACCCAATCGTACGCGACGCCGGGCGGCAGCGGAATCGACATATCCTTCGCACGATACGGTCGAACTTGATAGCCGGGCAACTGATAGATTTCGCCGAGCTTCCCGTCGAGTGTGGGGTTCTTCACGATGACGCCAGCGTCGAAGAGCGTGATGTCATCGACGATGAGGTCCATGAATTCGCGGAACGTGTTCTGCGTGAGGTTCGGCGTACGGAAGACGCGCTCGACTTCTTCGATGTGCGACTTCGCAATGGCGTCGTGCGCGGCGACGACGTTCTCAAAGAAGTTGCGAATCTTCGGCGACGTCGCGGGCTCTTCGCCGTCCTTGATGACCTCGCGCAACACGTCTTTGAGTGCGCCCGTCGCGCGCTCGTAAATCGACATCGACATCGCCTGCGGTTGGAATTCGATCTGAAATCCCGGCAGCGCAAGGTTGACGAGTACGACGTTTTCCCAGCGCTCGAGATCGGCCTTGATCGCGTCGAGATCGGGGACGACTTTCCACTTCATCTCGCCGATTGCGCGCCGGATCGTGGAGCGGATGGCGTACATGATGTCGTCGCGCTCGACCAACTGCTTGAGCGCCATCATGTTCATGAGGTTCTGGCGCGATGCGGGTCGCTCGGCGATGCCCGTCTGCTGGAGGCGCGTTAGTGGAGCGAGGCCCTTACCGTTCGCACCTTTGCGCGGCTCGAGGTTCCGACGCGTCGGCCCGGCCATCTTCGCAAGAAAGTTCGAAGCCACCGACGGAATACCGCCGAGGCTTCGAGCAGGCACGAGCGCGCGGTCGGCGCGAGCCGGAACGGGCGGCAGCGCGAGATAGTCCACGGGCCTCCGTTTCCGGAAATCCGCGCGCGCTCCCTGTACCGATAACCTAGGTCACCGCTTCGTCGAACATCGATGGCTGCTTGTAGCAATTCACGCACATCGGTCCCGCGGGCTCGGTCGGCGCTTCGTCGCCTTCGAGCGGCGTCGCCCATTTGCACCGAGGCTCACCCGCCGCCGCGAGTTCCCGCTCGAGCTTGCGAATGCGACGCACGACCGGGTCATCGGAGAAGAACGTCTCGATAAGATCGAGTTCCTTGGGATCGCCGAACGCTCCGCAGAGGCACTCACCGCTAATGTGGAGCGTCGAGGACGATGGGCTCATCTCGACGCTGTGGCGCTCGCGCTCGGATTGCATCCGGCGGTCCGACCAATCGATGAGGGGCTGGCACCATATCTGCGCGCCGTTTTTCTCGTGCGGTGCCGTCGTGCCCATCCTTCGACGCGATTCTTCTGCGCGCGCGCCGGAGATGAGCATGATCTCGTCCATCTTCTCTCGCTTTTGAATCGCGACGAAAGCCTCGAGGGCACGCTGCTTGAGGAGAATATACATCCGGCGATGGAAGGCCGGGCCGGGGAAGCCGTTCTTGCGCACCGCGTCTTCGTACATGATCGGAGCACGCGCCTCATGGAATCGGATGCCTCGATCCTCGCAGAACTTCTCGGCGAACTCGCGCGTCGACCGTAGCCCGATGCCCGTATTGATGTGCAGCGCGCCCGTGATGAGGCCGGGGAACGTGCGCCACATCGTATCGAGGGTGACCGAGGAATCTTTGCCGCCAGAGAAGAGCACGAAGGCCTTGATCGGCTTATAGAGCGAGAGCGCTTCTGCGACGATCTCTTCGGGTTCGCGCGCCGGGATAAGACGAATCTGCTCGAGCGGGTCGGCCATGCGCGGTCTCTTGGCGCGGGCTCGCCCAATTCCTACAGGTTTTGACATCGATTCCTAGCTATGACTCTTGACTTATTCTGCGCGCTAGGCTAACGTGGTGGAGCGGCGCTTTTGCCGCCTCTACGAAAGGCATTTCATGTACGCACTCCAGGACCAGACCGTCCGTAAAGTCGTCGCCATCGCGACAGAAGAGAACGGGGGCAAAGGCCCCATCCCGAATTACGTGCCCAGCCTCGATCTCAACGAGATTCTCGCAACCGAGCGCGAGCGCGCCGCAAAGCGAGTCGACGGCATCTTCGAACTCGGCGGCCTTCGCTTCGTCGAAGCCGGACCCAAAGACATCGCGCTCACGGGCGACTACGACGCTCTGCGCCAACCGAAGACCCTCAACGCGACGGCCGAGTACCATGTCGCGCAGAAGGTCGGCGTTCCCGCTCCATTCTTCTCGAAGTGCTCGTCCGACCTGAAGCTCCGCATCCTCGCGGAGCACGGCAAGAACCTCGAGGGCAAGCGCGTCACGAAGACCATCGATGGCGAGAAAGTCGAAGTCGAGAAGGCGGCTCTGATCCGCATCGACCACGACGGCCGCGTTCGCGCGATGCTCTCGCCGAGCTATACGATTTCGGACAACCTTCCGCTCATCGAGGCGAGCATCAAGCTCCTCAATACGGGCGGCGCGACGGCCGCGTACCTCAACATCGGCGACAACCTCATGAACGGCCGCCTGCTCTTCCCGAGCAAGGAACAGACCCTCGGCAACGGTGATCGCTTGGTGCCGGGCGTGCAGATTCGTAACTCCGAAGTCGGCCTTTCAAGCTACGCGTGGGAAACGGCCCTCTTCCGGGTGCAATGCTGGAACGGCCTCATCTCCGCCGACGGCTCGATGGGCGGCATCTTACTGCGCCACACGGGCAAGGCGAACCAAGACCTCTTCTCTCGGCTCGACGAGGCCATGAACTCGATCATCGCCGCACAGCCGCGCCTCATGCAGCGCGTGTCGCGCGCGACCGAGATCGTGGTCGACGACGGCGAGGAGTTCATCCGCAACGGCGTGTCTCGCTACGGCGTGCCGAAGAACATGATCGACACGCTCATCGAAGAGGCGCGCGTGACCGAGGCGAAGACGGCCTACGACTACCTCAATGTGCTCACGGCGACGGCCCAGGGCAAGGGGATCGACCAGCGCATCGCCATCGAGCGGTCCGCAGGCAAATGGCTGGCGGGCCTCAAAAACTAGGCCGCTCGACAGTGGCGCGCAAAGAGGGCTGGGGGTTTCCCCTGGCCCTCTTTGCATTAAATTGTAGCCACGACCTATTGCATTTCTTGCGCGGACCTAGGTATACTAAGATCATGAGCAACGCGAATCCCGCCTCCTACGAGGACTCAATCCAATACCCGGTGACGCCCATGTGTCACACGAACCGCACCCTCACGTTCGAGCTTCCCGCGACGGTCTACGTCGATGGTCGGCCCGCGGACGTGCCGGATGGCGCGAAGCTCATGCTCTCGTGCCCGGATTGCGGCACCGTCTACGTGGCGACGAACAAAGGCCTCGAGCTTCGTGCTCGCAAGGTCGAGGGCAACGATCTCGAGGGCGCATTTGCGAAACTGCGCATGGCGCTGGGATCGTGGCCGACCGGAACGACGACGAACCACGACGGCGAGTCGATCTGCTCGAAGTGCTGCTCGCTTGATCTGCGCACGGACGGCGAGAACGTCGTGTGCGGGGAGTGCGGCCACTCGTAATGGCGTGCACCGTCTGCGCGCCGCGCGTCAACGGGAAACCGTACGCGCTCGCGACCGCGGGTCCGTCGGGGCTGCACGAATGCAGCGGCCGTCGCGTGACGTCGCGCGTGATCTCTTGGCACGTCACCTACGAAGCCGCGTATCGCGCGCGCCTCGCATACCGCCGCAAGCACGCAAACGCGCGCGTCTGGATAACGCCGTCGAAAGCCGAGAGCGAACGTAAGACGTGGGGGCACGTCTAGTGTTTTTGTATCACGGCACGAACGAGTCAAACCTTGCGTCGATCCTCGAGAAAGGCCTGCTCCCGCGTCGATCTGCGCCGGGGAATTGGTCGGGCGCTATCGCGTCGATGAAGGCTTGCGTCTATCTGAGCGACTCGATAGCTCCGATGTTCGCCGCGTGGTGCCAGAACGAATCCGAAGGCGAAGATTATGCGGCGTTAACTCCCGACCGGGGGCTCGTAATCGAGATCGACACCGATTGGGTCGACGAGGAGTTTCTTCTGCCAGACGAAGACTTCTTGAAGATCGCCGTCGCGAAGAACGATGGGCACCCGATGCCGATGCCGTGTGATCCCGCGGACGTTCTGACGCTCATGATGGCGAACGCCGAACTGTGGAAGGCGAGCCTCTCCGTGCTCGGCACGTGCGCGCACCTCGGCGACATCAGCCCGAAGGCTATCACCCGCGTCGCACTTTTCAAGCGAGACGCGATGCACCTCGCGCGCTTCGATAACTCGGTGAACCCGATGGCGTTCTATCTCATGGCGCAAACGCATCGCGAGAATCTTGCGTTCCTCTTCGACGGAACGCTGCCATCGCCGCCGCCCGTTTTTTTCGAACTCGGTCGCTTCGTTTCACCAGGGCATCCGGAATACGAGAGCCTCGTGCAAACGAACAACGACGCTCTGATCGCTCATCGCTCTCGCACCGTGGAGGTCCTCACCTATGACCGAGCGCTTCAAACTGCTGGTCGAAGAGATCAAACGCAACGTCGGGGAGACGGTATCGCTGCTTCTTGACGACATCAATGTCGAGTCGTCGCTCACGGTCGTACGTTGCGACGGCGGTCGGATGAATATCTCTATCGATCCTTCGTTTTACAGCAACAGCCACATCAGACGCCATCTCTTCGACGAGATCATCCCGACGACGCTGCACGCCGTGCACGCGAAGGAACTGATCTACGTCTGCACGGCGTGGACGGCATTTCTCGAGGACGGGTTGCCGAACAACGTGCGTGAGGACGAGCTTCTCGCGCGCAACCATCCCGAGCGTAAAGAGAGCGTGTGCGTCTACGCATTCGACGCCGATGATCGTTACGTCGAGGTTGCGCACATCAAGCGCAATCTCGGTAAGACCGCGGAGCTTGGTCCGTGGCGTCGCTACGATGGACCGAGCATGACCGGGCTCGCCGCGAACCTCTGGGACGCGCTTCGGTGAGAAAGTGCAACGATTGCGGCACGACCAAGCCGCCCAAAGCGTGGAACGGCCAGCGCTGGATGCTCGATGACGTCTTCGAGAAAGACCCGTCGCGATACGTGTGGATTTGCGCCGACGGCATCTCGTGCGTGCAACGGATGAAGCAGAAGGAAGCCGAAGTTCTGGAGGTGCTCGGTGGAACCGCGGCCCTTAACTGACGACGAAAAGGCGGCTATTCGGTCGAGTTATCACGCGCAGTGCAAGGCGACCGAAGCGATTCTTTCAACGTGGTCGGACTCTGATCTGCGTGACGTGATCGAGGCTCACTTGTGGCGCACGAAAGACGCCATCGATTTCATCGTGCAAGAGGAACTCGTGCTCGACGACCTGGACAGCTACTTCGATTTCGATGCCTATCCCGAGCACTACGTGGCGCTTGTAAAGGCCGGGATCATCAAGGATGTCGCGCCGCCACCATCGCCGACCGTGAGCGCAGCGGACATGGAAGGCCAGCCTAAACTGATCGAGGACGCGCCATGAGTTGGCTATCTCCACCGATTCCGGACGAGTTCGAAGACGCCGTCGACCGCATGATTTACGCTCGTGGTCGCGCGGACGCGTGGCGCAAGTGCGTCTACATCGTCGGCTTCGAAGTGTTCATCATCCTCGCGGTGATCGTCACCAACGCGTTCCGACACTGCTAGGGTTCGAAGCAGCCCTCACAGAGATCGACGATGGCGCGAAGCCTCCGGTCGAATCCTTGCACCCATCCGGCGGCTCGTGCGACCCGCAGAGCGCCGGGGATCGATAGCGCTTCGAACTCGCCCTTCGTGCCGCAGCGGTCGCACGTGACGACGTGGAGCTTGCGTACGGCTACCATTCGCGCAGCCTCGCGTGCTCGGGATCGTCGATGTCGTAGGCCCACCAGCGCCACAGCCGCTCGAGCATCGCGCGGAGCTTACACATCGAGCGGCTCCTCGGGATCGCACGGCACGAAGACGACGTAACCCATCGCGATGAAGAGCGCTTGCAGAACGTCGGTGATTTGCGTTTCCCAGAAGCCGCGGCACCACACGTCTTCGCCGTGACCCACGACGCCGTGGTGGTGGCAGATTTGATGACCACGCTTCTTCCAGCCGTCGGCAAGCTCGCGCATACGCTCGGCACTGATCGGCGAGTTGACGCCGAAGACGCAGGTCGAGCAGCGCTCCTCGCATACCTTGGCCGGGAACTGCGGCTCGAGGAGACTCACAGCGCACCCAAGTGTTCGCCGGACTCCTCGTCGATGACCGTGACGACCCAGCGCTGGCCGAACGGCCGCACGTTGTAGCGGTAGAAGCCACCCTCGCGCTCTTCGCGCGCGCGTTGCTCCGCGGCGACCGCTTCGGCTTCCTCGAGCGTGTCGTATTTCGTCCAATCGGAAGTCATCACCGGATCGGTCCTCGCTTGACGCGCT